AGTGTTTGAAACGCCAAAAACAAGGGCTCAACTTCAAGCAAACATCCAAGGCAAACTTGCATTAATAGAAAGGTATTTAAATAGATTTTATACCTTACTTAATGGCTGGTTAATTGACTAAAAAATCCTTAGTTCTTGCGCTGGTACTACTTGGCTTACAGGTAGTACCAGTACAGGCAGACTCTTTAGAATCTATAGCAGTTATAGATTCTGGAACAAATACAGAGTTATTTAAAAATAATGTTGTGTATGAGGTTTGTATTGTTTCTGAATTCACCTGTCCAAATGGCAAAAAATTTATGGAAGGTGAAGGGGCCGCTAATATCCCCGTTTCTAATAACAAAGTTTTAGGCCACGGCACTCGAATGCTTTCTATAATTACTCAAGTTAATCCTAAAGCAAAAGTTATTTTAATTAGAATTGTCGGTATAGATCCAAAAGGAAAACCCGCAGATTATTACACAGAGGATATTGATAATGCATTGGTTTGGATAACAAAGAATCAAAAGAAATACAACATCTCTGTTGTAAGTCTTTCTCAAGGCAATACCTTTAACACCTGCAATGTGTCAACCACATTTAAAAAACAAGTAAGTCTTTTAAAGAAAGTAAATGTTCCTGTAATTGCTGCTGCTGGGAATGATGGCAATACAAAACAAGTTTTTACTCCAGCATGTTGGAAAGAAGTAGTCTCTGTTGGAGCAGTTACCTCTGGAGGAACTATTCAAACATACAGTAACGCAAAAGGAAAAGTAGACATCTACATTCCAGACAACTACACTTCTCGCATGTTAGATAACTCTATTAAAACATCTGTCGGAACATCCAATTCAACTGCAGCACTTTCTGCTTGGTGGTCACTAAACAAACGTAACTCATTTAAAGAGACATATGATTACTTGCTATCTTTAACAAAACCAGCAAGTAATTATTTAATAAAAGGAGCATACTTTGAACTTGGATAAAGAAACAATACTTGAAGAGGCTCAAAGATTAATTACAGGAGATCGTAACAAATCTTATGATCATCCATTAGATAATTTTAATCGTATTGCTAAAGGTTGGGAAGTAATTTTTGGTACAGATGTAACAGAAGAGCAGGTTGGATTAGCAATGGCTTGGGTAAAAATTTGCCGTGAAGTTCACCAACAAAAGAGAGACAACCTAGTTGATGGGGCGGGTTATCTAGGGACTGTGCAAATGGTCATAGATGAAAGAGAACGCCGTGCCAACCAAAGCGATTGATGGTAATTTACCTAAAGACTGCAACGTAACAATAGGAATAGATCAATCACTTACTGGCTTTGCATTAACCGCACTTCAATTTGATGATCCAACAAAATATATTACATGGGTTTATAAATCACCTTATTTTGGAATTGAAAGACTTGCTGATATTAGACAATGGTTAGTAGATCATCTAGATTATCTTGAAGAAAATAATAATACAATTTTAGACATAGCAATGGAGGGCACCGTTCTTGCTAGTCATGCAGCCCTCGTATTGGGAGAGTTGTCAGCCACCGTCAGACTAACTATTTTTGATTATTTTGAAGAGGATGATCCTCGAAAATTTCCCTTAAAAGTTCCACCTATGACCTTAAAAAAGTTTGCTGCAGGAAAAGGTAATGCAAAAAAACAAGAGATGTTGCTACAAATATACAAGAGATGGGGCATAGAATTTAATGATGACAATGCCGCAGATTCTTACGCTCTTGCAAGGCTCTTAGGAAAAAACTTCTATAATGAGGTCGAGAAGGCAGTTGCCGAACAAATGAAAGATCCTAAATACAGAGACGCCCCAAGACTTTAGCCTTACCCTATATTCTAGGAGCGGTACATAAATTCGACCCAAAGGACTACTAGACATGACAACTTCACCTGAAATCCCTGTTTCTAATGACGAACCGTTTTTAAGAGTTAGTGCAAGTTCAAATCCTCAAAGCGTTGCATCAGCAATTGCTCATGCTATTTACGAAAAGCACGAAGTAAAGTTACGTGCTGTAGGTGCAGGGGCAGTAAACCAAGCAGTAAAAGCAATTGCTATATCTCGTGGCTATGTAGCCCCTAGAGGTTTAGATTTAACCTGCAAACCAGGCTTTACCACTATTGAATCTCGTGACGGAGAAATTTCCGCCATTGTATTCGTCATTACAGCAAGTTAATTTAGTTCTATCCTTAGACATACACTAAGGAGTCACCATGGCAAATTGGACAGATATGGGTCACGCAATGCGACGTCGCATGGGCGCACCTTCAAACCATCTAGAGTCAGCAGGTACTAAAATGAAAAAAGATATGAGCCCAGATCAATACACCCCATCTGGTGCAAATGCAACATTTACTAATGTAAGTGGTACACCTTCTGTTGGTACATTGATGCCAAAGAAGAATACTCAAGCAGCACAGCCAATGTATGGTACAAAAGCAAATAGAAAGAATGTACTTGTAGCAGATGCCGCAGCGTCTGAGCGCAAAGGTGCTGCACATAGAATTACTGCATCAATGCCTTGCATTGATCCTTGTGCAGGTTCAACTATGACTAATGCAAGAACTATTCCCTCTGTATCAGGACGTCAAAATCCTAACTTCCAAGGTGGAATGGGCAGCGACTACTAAAATGGCATCATTGTCGAATTCACAATTCGGCGCTAACAACTCGATGACGCCACAAACGCCAGATGTAGATACGCCGCTATCATTTAGTTCTTCTACAGCAGGATCTGCTGCTCAAGCAACTGCATGGAAAAATAGAAGCATTGGTGGTGGTAGACCTTTATCATTATCTAAAAAAACTGCTGGCACAACATTTAATTGGGATGATACTTCTACAAATACATCAGTTACACCTAACTCTGGTGGTAGAAACCCAAATGCTTAGTAATGAACAATTTGCTAATTTAGCCAACGAAGGTGGAGCCAGCAGAAGTTTTAAGACTGGTGAATCTCCTAAAGGTCCTGGAGTTATGGTTTCAATTCCTGGTGCTGAAAAGATTACTGACGCACCATATACTGCAGAACAAGCAAAGAGTTTTAAAAAAGAAAATAAAACAAAAGCAACAGGCGATGTTTATCAGGGTGCATGGAAAACTGGTGGAAAAATATTTGCAGATATAAGTGTTAAACACAGTACCCTTCCAGGTGCACGCACTGCTGGTGTAGAAAACAAACAAATTGCTGGTTATGATTTAGGTGGAACAGATGTAAGACGCCCACAGGGTGGTAATGTTTATTTTGGTCGCAAAGTTCCTGGTGTTGAATCTAATCCAGAGTTTGTAGCAAGCGCACATCGAACAGCAGAGTATGAAAGAATGGAACCAAAACCAAAGGCTCAAGAATTTGCAGAACAATCTCAGATAAGTCGTGGTTCTACATATAAAGGTAAAAAAATTTCAGTAAATGAGGTTTATGCAACCATTGCAAAAAACCGCAGAGATAGAGGTGTGTAATGGCTGGTGGAGTTAATAATCTTTCAGCATCACAAAACTGGCAATCTCTTGGTGGTGGAGGTCTTTACGGCTATAACAATCAGGGTGGTGCAGGAACTCCTATAGCCCGTAGTGCAATTGATGAATCTCGCATGGGTATTGGTCGTATTCCTTCTGCAGAATATCCAGATGGTTATCTTGGAACAATGCGATCTCGAAGAGATGATCGTTTATTAGACTCTATTAAGAACCGTGTAAATCAGAAGGCCTATCAACGTGGTGTTCACAAGGGTGAGCGCATTGAACCTTCTATGTATTATTGGCCAGAACAAATACATCCAATGACTGGCATTGAACGTCAAATGAAAGCAAAGTTAGTAAATATAAATGGTGCAGTTGTTTATAGATCAGAAAGAAGCGCACCACAGACACAACTAACTCCTGCTCCTCATTTAGTAAATGATGGTAAAGCAAACACTGTTGCAGATCAGCCTGGAGAAATTAACGCAAGACGTCAAGCAATGCTTGCTTATTTGAGACCTGCGTGGGCATAATATGGCTTACTTTGGAGTAAATCCCCACGGTCGTTGGGATCAGAATATTGCTCAAGCACAGTTTAAAGACCATGTAGAAAACGTTATTAAAAAGTACCGTGAAGCATCTCCCGCATTTGTTGAAGGCGGACATCAATGGTATGAAAAGGCACATGAGGAAGCAACCAAACTTGGTGGTGGAGACACAAAACGTGGCGCAGGAATTATTGCGGCATTATCCCCATTAAGTGATTGGGATAGAAATGTTAGAGAGGCAAAGGAGTTAGTAAAGACTGGCGATGTTAAGAGCGCCCTCCTTCCAGCAAATGTTGCGAAAGCCCAAAGAATTCACGCAGGTGAAGAGCCAGAAAAAGTATTAGGTGGAAACAAAGTAACTAGTTTCTTCAAGAACATTAATGATCCAAGTAATAAGGAGCCTGTAACAATTGATCGTCATGCATACGACATTGCAATGGGCAGACCTTTTGCTGGAACAGGAAAGCCAAAGAATTTAGAAGAGTTAAAAGTTCCACGCCAGACAGGAACTATGTCTCAAGATCTAGGCTTAAGTTCAATGGGTAGATACAAGCACTTCGTTCATGCGTATCAGCATGCTGCTGGAGAGTTAGGTGTTGATGTACCAAATAAAGTACAAGCAACATCCTGGGTAACTCATAGAGGAGCAATAGGATGACACAGAAATTTGATGGCGTTTATGATTATACAAAGCCATGGCGTGCACCTGTA